TTAGAACTTATAAACCATGTTATCTTCGTACTTTCCGGAATAACTTGCTGAAGCCTTAACAACAACGCGTTCTGAGTTGTAAAAAGCCTCCCAATTATTAACTTTATCCTCTACCATGTATTCGATAAAGCGAACAAACTCACTCTTTGTTGAGCTGAAGAATACATAAGGAGGGCGCGTGAGGTTGATTAATCGGAGGAAGTCGATTAAATCAAAGTACGTCGCCTGTTTATAGCTTTCCTGGCGGGTGCATAAATATGGTGGATCTAGAACAAATAAGGTTTTAGGGTAGCCGCTAAATTTAGGTAAAAGCGTGTGGAATGACTCGCGTGTAATCTCAAGCCCATCTAAATATCCATCCGCTTTCGGATAATCAGACTGTCTAACACAATGCCAAAAATCATTCTGAAATAGATCATCCAATGTTGCCACTTGTTGGCCACTAAACAGAAGCCAGCTCGCCAGACTATTCAGGTCAATATAACCTTTGAAATTTTGAATGATTTTGATACATTCCGCCTTACATTCCTTCGTCAATTTTTTGTTTTTTTGCGTAGCGTTACCGACTACCGCGTAAAGCTGCGCGCGAAGTGCATTAATGTCGTCAATATATTCTAATCGCTCAGCATACCCATCGAAGTCGTTATAAATTACGCATGCTTTAGGCTTGAGTTGTTTAGCGACATGGCTTAATAAACCACTCCCGCCAAATGTATCAATGATAGTCCAGCCTTCACCGTCGTTTTTAATATTCGCGTTTAAAACTTCTTCGAATCGCTTTAAAAACATTCGCTTTGCCCAACAAATGGTAGTGGAGCTTGTTTAAACATAGTACACTCCGTTTGTTTGTTTGTTTGTTTGTTTGTTTGTTTGTTTGTTTGTTTGTTTGTTTGTTTGTTTGTTTGTTTGGCATTGTATCTATCCTTTTTTAAAAATCGTTGCCAGTTGATTTGGGCTGAATCGCCAACCTTGGTCGCCGCCTTTGATTGCGTTGAAACACCACTCGGAGCAAAAATACTTACTGCGTTTTTGCTTAATGCCCAGCACGATACCTAACGCCCCCCACCAGTCGTATTTACAACCCAAAGTGCGGTCAAAATAGGCCTTGATTTGTTCCTCAGTAACATTGTTGAGTGGGATTAAATCCCATTTTGTGTTATCGGATACATCAATCTGTTTGCAACGCACACCGCCATCTTGTACCGATGAGGAGTAGCAGTCATATACTGTCTCATGCTCATAATGATGCCCATTGCCAAACTCAATACGCTCAATGGCAATTTCACAATGCGAATATTTGCCTTTGGTAAAAAATCGAGTAATGCAGTCAGCAATTGCTTTGACTGGTTCTTTAAGCCAGTCACGCTTGTGTTTGTACATCGCCAAATAAAACTTAGCCATTTTGGTATGCCTCCATCAAGTTATTCATTTGTTTGATGATGTCGTCATAAGTTGCTTGCATTTGCTCAAGCGTTAAACCTGGTGCTTTGAGCTCATATTTACGCATACGTTGGTTTGCTAGTTCGACCTGTAATTTCTCAAGCCCAGCCGCTTGCACTAAAATCAAATCTGTTGCGGCTTTGTTGTTTAAGCCTGCACGTTTTGCGAAGTCTGTGACATAACGACTGCATTCGCCCTCATAATTTGCGGCTTTAAAGGCTTCTGCCGCTGCTTGGCGTTCGCGATACTCACTCTCAAAGCGTGTCCAAGTGCTGTAGATTTTTGCCGCGTGCTCATCGATGTTGGCGATAAGTTGAGTTTGGCTGTCGGCTAAAAGTGCGGTTTGTTTTTCGGCTGAAATTTCCCAAGTCAGCGTATCTAGATTTAATATATGTGCCGCACTAGGTTGTGGGTCAATTAGTACAGGGTAGCCTGTTTTGTCTGCGATGATTTGCTTGCCTTGAGATTGTCCGTTAAGTAGCTCAATATATTTATCTTGGCTAATTTCTACCGCACCTTCTGGCACAAAACCACCATAAGAATCATCAAAAAAGCCATCTTTAAAATACATTGTCATTATTTCCATCTCCCAATTGCTAAAAATTGCATATCCCAATCACCTTGTTCTCCGCCTGGATCGTATAGGTAATAGTAATAAGTCGACCCATTTGACTTAGTCTTTATGTCCATTTGGAATCTATCTACAAGCCTATAATCTTCTACCGCCTTGCCGTTCCCGAATACCATTGGGGCCGCCACAAATGATACTGCCCAATTAAATGAATAAACCGTGCCGTGCGAATACCCACCTCTGAAGTTGACTGTATTGGTCTGTATCATCGTCCCATCTGGATATTTTCGAATCTCAAAGTTGCCGATTTTTTGGTAGAAAAAATCGGTATCGAGCAACACAGTACCACCACGCTCTGGCATCAAAATGCTATACATATCCTGATTCCAAAACTTAAATGCATTGCCTTCACGCTCAAATCGCATGGATTTACCATCTGGTTTGAGAATGCTTAAACCGCCGTAGTGCCCAGAGCTTGTGACTTGAACATAATCATAAGATTGTTGGTGGGTATTATTTAAGCTTTTACCTGAGCCTGTTACCACATCAGCTGCAGATCTAAAGTTTCCGTTGTGTGCAAACTCCCACCATTTTTCTCTACCATTGTCCTCAATGAGATGGATAATCCCAGCACCAAACTGATTTCTTGCACCAGGCGTAGTGTATCCAAATGAAAATGCAGACCCCCATCCATCCCCATTTAATACCTTACCTTTTAAATATGGAAAATATGTATTTGAGCCATTAGCATTACCCGCATTGACATGATAAGGTGCCTCTGTTTGCCATTGTTGACTGTAGGCTCCTTCGCCTCGTTTTTGACTCCCAAACCATTGAGCACCAAGACCACTCTCGGCTGAAAAATTTGCTCCATCAAAGCCAAATCGTTTTTTGGTTGCTCCATAGGCAATGTAGGCATCATTTGCATTGCCTGTTGTTTGCAATCCAACGGTCTGCCCCATGTCAACATCAATTAACTTCGTATCATCGCCGATTTGCACAAAGTTGTTATTATTTGTTGGGTCATTGACGATAAGATTTGGCACGGTGAGATTGCCCGTCATTGTATCGCCTGATTTAGCGACACGGGTGTTGGCGTTGTTGTTGGCATTATCTGCCGCTCGTTGAGCATTATCTGCCGCATTTTTCGCATCCACGCCTTTATCATAAGCCGTTTTAACCGCTTTTGATGTTGCTACATTATTTTCATCGTTGCTATTGACTGCGGATGATCGTTTGCTAAGAGGGATATAGTTATTTAACGCAAGCTGCACCGTCGCAATCAGTTGCGCGAGTTTTTTACCTGCTTTAGCTGTCAATACCAAACCATCACTATCAATACCGGTATCGCTAGTCGCTTGCCAAATACCTTTTTGTGTTATTGAACCTGCCGGTAATTTATGACTATGGCCGGATTCATCAGCCGTGCTTGTGCTATCTGCAGTTAAATCTTTCGGTGCGGATTTCTTACCAAATAGCTCCAATGTCTTTTTAAGCCATAATGTACGATTGGAGAGTTGTTTAATGGGTTTATTTGTAATGCCATTCTCACCGCCAAGCACAGGGTCGTTTTCTTCAATTTGATAAACTCCGTCTTCCCACTTTTCTTGTTCTTTTAAATTAGCCATAACTATCCTTTAAATGAGGTTTAAATCTAGTTTGAACCGTGGTTATAACTGCCGTTATAACGGGCTTTGTTGTTGTAACGTAGCGGTACGGATTTATAATCCAGTACGGCTAATGTGCAACGTGCTGGGGCGAAATTACGTAAAATCTTACGTAGTTGTTGCGCTTGGTCATTGGTAATCGGTTGATTTAGTCGAATGGCGTAATAAGCCCATTTATCACTTAACGGTATCGTCTGCACAAATTTATGCTCATAAGTCCGTGCTTTTAACCCTTCATCAATTTCAATTTCACCGAAACCTAAGCGCCGCAACACTTCACGAATCGACCATGGCGTGCCTTTGTAACGATGCAATTCGATCGCGACCTTAATTAAACTGCGTTTCGAATTATCACTTTCGGCTAAAAACGCGCCGTCATAACCAGTCACACTCCATTTTTCAGCAAGTAAAGGGATAAACTCATCATCGAGTAATTCAACTAAGGTAGTCATCACTTTACTTTTATCTAGATCTCGCATACGAGCGCTTAAATCTGCCAGAGATTTATACTTAGTTTCACGCGAAATGACGTCTGCATAAGTTAAGCTAGCCATTACTGCGCTCCTGAGCAACTTCAACATTAATCGCAGTACAGTTTGCCCATTCTGTTTCACTAACCACAATTTTTGCCGGCTCAATCAAATTGACGTCATATACACCTTCCACTCGTAACGCACTGATAATTGCAGATGGAACAACATCAATGCCAAGTTTCTTGGTTTTGTCAGATAAATACTGTTGCAAAGCCTCACGGGCTTTGGTTTTTACAATATCTTCACGATATCCATCGAGTAACGTTAATGTTGCATTAATTTGGTAGTCTCGTTTGGTCGGTGCTATCACTTCCACGGTATCGCACAATGGACGACGGCGTTCCGGGCTGACGTATTGTTTAACATCATTAAGCAAACGACTGTCAGGCAAGCCCGTTTTTGTGAGTACGGTAATGCGCACTAAACCGCCACGTGGATTGGAGACATTCACATCGGCAATGTCTTGCGATACAGCGCGGGTGTGATAATCGTAAGCGGCAACGGAACCACAACTGGTAAAGGCCTCCGGTGCGGCAAGAATTCGCTTGCGGTAGTCGTCATCTTCTTCACGCGCTAAACCACCACTTGGCACATCAATGTTGGTGACAGTGATTTCGCCCGCAAAATTGACCGCACTTTTTAGTGTTTTTACGCGCCCAAGCTCCCAACCATTGCCAGCAGTACCGGCTTTATTGCAAGCAGCTTCAATTTCGACGTAAGCGATAAGCGGTGTAATCACATCATCATTCAGTGTAATAAATTCAATGTCATCGCTAACGGCAACGCGCGTGCCTTTCGGGATTAAAACGGACGGGTGATCACCTTTAATATTAAAGCGTAGAATCGTGCGAGCCGGTTTATCCAGCAAACGATAGCAACCAAAAGTTTCGCCGCATAAATCCAAAGCAAGTCCCGTGGCGTATTGTGGAAATGTTTGGCGAAAGGCTTCGTTAATACCTTGGCGCGCTAGGCTCTCACGCAGTGCATACACGTTGATAAGTAAACGTTCAATGTGTGCTGGTTGTAAGATTTTGCCGGTACGTTTTTCATACTGCGCAATAGCGTCGCGCAAAATGCTTTCTACGTTGTCATCAACGACTTTCACATCATATCTATTCATTGGGCGACCCTCGTGACGTAAATTTCGCGATACACATCCTCGGTAAGTGACCAATAAATCACAAATTCAAAGTGCGGAGCCATGCCATCAACGTCCACTGAATCAATGTTGATGCGTTTTTCCCAACGTTGCAGAGCAAGTGTGATTTCCCGCACGATGTTGGGAATGGCAATGTCTTCGGGCTGGTCGATATATTGAAAGTGATCGGAGCCGAATTCAGGACGCAACACATCTGTTCCTTTCATCGTGGAAAGAATATGGTCAATGCACTGATGAATGTCATTAACGCCTTGCACTGCTTGAGAATCAAGACTTGGTGCAAGTTGCCAGTGTGTTGTGAGGAGTGTGTTTTGTGTGTTCATAGCCTTGATGATACAAGGCTATGCTGAAGAGTGCTTTTAAAGCGATTTAAAGAAGTGGGCTATTCCGGAAGGCCTGTTTTACCGCCGGAGTCGCCTGGATGTTTGTGAGAGCCAAGCTCAATAGTGCCTTGTTTAACTTTTGGCGCAGATACTTCAGTGCCGGACGTAATTTTTCCTGACACGGCTAGTTTTCCGCTAATTGACGTATCAGCATTGATTTTTACACCCCCGCCAGCGGTTACGGTAACGCTACCGCTTGTGTTGATATTAATCTCGCCACTTTTACGATTGTGCGAAATCACCGTCCCGTTTGTAAACTTTTTCACCCACATGTTGTTATCATTCGCCGGCGTGGTGTCTTTCTCGTTGTAAATTGCTCCCAGCACACAGCCACCTTCCCCGCGCGCATCAAGTAACAATGCCACCAATTCGCCCTCATCAGGCAGACAATAAAACTGATTGCCGCCAGCATTAGGCGTTAAATAAGACAACCAGGCTGTTTCTAAATCTTCAAGCGCGGGAATTTTGCACCGCACTTTATGGTTCGCGGTATCAACCGCTGAGACAATGCCTTCTTGATAAGTTGCACCAAAGTCATGCGTTTTCATTTATTCCCCCGCTTTATTTTCCGTTAGTGCGCCTGTGCTAAGCAAATCATCCGGGATAAACTCTAGCATTCGCACATCAATACTTGTGGTATAGCCGCCACCCCGGGTAATACTATGCCGGGATGATTTTATTAAATATTTCCCACTAAAAATGCCGAGGTTGCGCAGTAATATTGTGCTGCCGGCCACGAGCTTAGGATTGCCGACCAGAATGATATTTCCCGCCGTTTGGTCTTCATTTTGCTCTGCCAGCGCCGCATCGGCTCGTGCATCAATCTGCTCCTGGGTTTCCCCACGGGTAACAATCTTCAACGTGTCCCCGCTTGCCGCCTTGGCTTGTTTCATCTTTTCGCGCAACGGCTTTGCTTTTTTACGCTTCTTGATGACCTTTTTCCCTGTAGCATCATATCCACTCACATCAACTTCCTTGGCCGTATCCTTGATTCTATCGCGCAAGGTAATCGATATTGTATCTCGCTCTTCAAGCGCCGCCACGACTTCTTCTTTGCCTAGCTCGTCTTTATCCGTGAACACAAGCTGATCACCCACTATCTTAAAGCTGTGATGATATTCTCTTGCCAATCTTGCCAAAAACTCCACATCACGCTCTTGATATTGCGTTACGCGCTTAACTGGAATGGGCTTAATTGTCCCGACTACTTTTAACTTTAATTTTTCTGCAATAATGCTCACTATTTGCTTGAGTGTTGTGTTTTCATAGGCTTTAGGCTTTAACGTGCGATTTGCCTTTCCAACACCTGTACTCAACGCCTTGATTTGAATATATGAAGGCCGGTAGTTATATTCCACCTCGTCAATTTCAAACGCCCCAATATCGGCCAGCAGCGCCCCTTTGTAACCAATAGCCGCCTTTAATTTATCCCCTTGCGTTGGATACCACTGCCGCACCCATTTTCCGCTAATATCCTCAAACGTTAGCGTCAGCTCGTCTGACTCGCCCTCAAGATTATCGGTGTACGCCAGCTCAATTAAGTGGGGTTCAATGTCAGCGGTAATATTGGTTTTTTCGTATAAAATGGAAAAGTCAGGGGTTGGCACGTTACTATTCATTATTACCTCTCAACCATGGCGGCATTGATTCATTATTTGTAGGCTTAATATTTAGCACCGGAATATAAACCGTTGCCCCTGTTGGCAGCACTTCGCATAATCCTATATGCGGATTGGCATTAATAATGCGTTCAAAGTCCAAAGCATTGCCATAATAGTAATAGGCAAGGTTGTCCCAACGCTCGCCTTGTTTTACGGTATGTTTAAGTACGGTTTGTTGGGTCATCAATTACGTCCTCATCTTTTCGCAATACTATCCAGGCGGTCATTCTAGCCGCCCGTTCGTCAGCTTGAACACTGAGATCATCATAAACATCAAAATGGCTATCTGCTTTTGTGCCAAAAACGCTCCAATCTGAACCTTCATTCATTTCGCTGAACTCATTTCTCATGGTTTTAATTTCGTTCATCATAGCCGACACGTCATTGGCAAAACCCTGTACTTCTTCACTCATATCCCCGAGCGCAGACAATCCAAATCGAACACCTTCAAATGCTTTACTTAGACCTGACACTTCCCCAAATCCACCTAAAGCCGCATCTAGATTACCTAATACCCCAGGCAAGTAAGATATAGCAGCCAGAGGATCATTGGCTAGCTGTCTAACTGTCTGCACGGTTTCTCTGACGTCATTTACCACAACCATAGATTTTTTATAAACCGCAATGCCTTTTTCGAGCATCCCTTTTACTCCGTTAAAACCAGCCATAAATGCTGGCGGCAGCATAGACCCAAGTAAAGAGCCTCCACCAATATTTAATGCTGCGCCTAAAGGGTTATCTTCAATATCGCCTACAAATTCCCGCAAGCTAATATTCATCTCGCGGCATAGGGCGTTCCCGAACTTATCTGTAAACAAGGTGACCGATGATATATCGGTGATCACAAAATTGCCCTTATACTTACCGCGGCCAATAATCAATGGCAGCGCATCTTGTTTTGATTTTGCCCCTAACAATTCCTGGTAGCGGCGCTCAACACCGCCAAGCGTATGATGTAAGCGAATAGCAAAATTAAGCTCTGTGAGCTTCTCGCCCATAGCTTGCAAGCGGGGTTTTCCTTTTAAGACCGCATGCTCTGCGAAATCTGCTGCATGGGTTTCGTTGAAGTCAGTTAAATCAACAGGCTCAAATGCCACGCTTCCTAACATAAAGTACATTAATATGCTCTCCGTTGTTGTTGGTCTAACACGCGCTTCAACATTATTTCGAACTCACTTAAACTCATCTTTAAGCCTTGTTGAACCTGGTTTAAAACGCCGTTTCCGTCACCATTTGAACCGCCATTGACATTGATTGTCGGGTTAAAATTCACCACCACACTATTGTCAGCCCTAGCGGCTTGTGGCATGACGTCCGCACGATTGAGTGGCTGATAATTGGCAAGAACGCCTGTGTTATGGGTCACACCATTTAACCCCACAGCCCCCGCAAGGTTATCTGACGCCGCTTCTGCGATGGATGTTGATTTATCCATCCCAATCGCTAGCCCCTCCACAACATTCACGCCATAACCTTTAAAAACCCGGCTTGGCGAATGAATACCCAGCTTATCAGCAAACCACCCCTTAATGCCGTCACCTAAATCAGAAACAATCTTTTTCGCTTCTTCCCAGGCGTTTTTAATACCGTTCACTAGTCCGTCTATCATATTTCGGCCAAAATCCATAAATTTCGATGGCACATCAATGCCAAACCAGGAAAGTACTGAAGAAAAGACCTGTTGGAATAAAGCCAAAGGCGACCAGCTTAGAATGGCCGATGTGATATTTCCGATGCCGGATGTGAAGAAATTGCTGATATTTGTCCAGGCGGTTGAGCAGAAATTTGTGATACCGCTCCAGGCGTTAGAAAACACCCCGGAAACCTTGCCCCATAATTCAGAGAACCATGGCCCAACTTTAGCCCAATTCTCATAAATCAAATACGCTGCAACCGCAATCCCCGTAATGATTAGCCCGATTGGATTGGTAAGCAATGCACGGCTCATCATCAAGATCGCTTTTCCAAACATCATTGCGCCTTTTATCACGTAGCCCATTAAATAGCCAATCCCAAGTGACAGTTTGCTGATTGCGGAAAATAAAACGTTCCCTAATAATCCCCCCAGGAATTTTCCCGCCTTAATAAACGGCAATAACCCGGCCGCCACAAAAGAAAATGCAGAGTGAAGCGTTAATAAGCCGCCCACAACCGCTGCAACACCACCGCCAATCGTTAATACCCATTCCATAATTTGTGGGTTGGTTTCCACCCATTTTGTGATGCTATAAATGACTGGTGTGATATTTTCCACAAATGAAGAAATCACCAGCAAAAATGCTGATCCAATTTTGGTGGCCAATTCCAAAATGCTGCTTTTTAGCTTGGTGAGCTTGTTTTCCGTGGTGTTACTGCGGTTTTCAAACTCGCGCTGCATTGATCCGATATATTTTAAATTCCCTTGCTCATCGGTTTCTTGTAATAACCCTAACTGGCGGTTGTATTCCCCGGTGTTTTGCGCGAGTAACAATACATCGTCGGCATATTGTTTACCAAATATCTTGGCGAGAAGCGGATACTGTTTATCTTTTGGCATCTGTTTCACTTTTTCAATGAAAGAAGAAATCGCACCTTGCGCATCTTTATTCATCGCAGCGGCGAAGCTTTTTGTCGTAAATCCTAGCTGCTTTAACTCTTTCGCATGCTCACCAGCTTTAAGTTGTAAAAATGATGACGACATACCTTTCACTGCTTGCGCGGCAAGCTCAGGTGCTTTACCCATTGAAAGGAAGGTAGATCCTAGCGCAGCGGATTGCTTTTCGGAAAGCCCAAGCATTCGTGTATCAGAACCCACCCGAGTAATGACATTTACAATATCTTTCGCTTTCGCGTTGGCATTATCTGATAGGTGGTTAATCACATCCCCGAATTGAGCCATCTCTGTAATTGGTTTACCTAGCACGTTAGCCATAGTCGCCATCGCTTCACCAGCATCACCAGCCGCCATATCAAACGCCACCCCCATTGTGGCCGCGTCCTTAGCATATCCGAGTAGATTTTCCCGCGCCACGCCAGATTGACCGCCAGCTGCAACAATAGCGGCAATTTCTTCCCCAGCCATAGGGATTGTGCGGGTTAGTTTAAGAATATCGTCGCCCATCTCTTTAAATTGAGCTGGCGTGTCAAAGTTTACGACCTTTTTAACATCGGCCATCGCGCTTTCAAACTTAATTGCGGGGTCTGCCAACCCGCGAATAGTCCCCATAGTAGCTGTAACGGATGAAGCTAGCGCTGCAAACCCAGCCACTCCTGTTTTAGCCAGCGCGCCCATCTTTTTAGACGTACTAAGGCTTTGGTCTTGCAATATTTTAAAACTATTGCAAACAGAACGGATGCCCTTAACCGCACCTGTCACGCCGGCTGTAATGACTAATCCTATTGCTAGATTGTTTGACATGTTTTATAGTCCCGTTTAATTAATAAGGAGGAAGAAATGACAAGAGAAAAATGGGTAGAAAACACACAGGCTGTTTTATTGCTCGCCCTTGTTTTAAGCTATCTCGGCAGCCTTTATCATTTTTTAGTTTTTTATTCAGAAAGTAACTCGCTCTCATGGGTTTCCGTTTGCGTATCTGCTTTTTTGTTTGCACTACCGTGGACATTGGCCGGATTCCTGGTAATGTTTTCGTGTAGAGTAATTATCATCTCGCTTTTTGGCTTATTCGCCACGCTTCAAACCCTACTTAAACACTAAACAAAAAGCCGCTTAAATAGCGGCTTTTGTGTACCTTGCTTTAATCTGCCGCTCCGCTTGAATAATCCAACGTTCAACATCATCAAGCGTCATTTCTTCCAGCTCGCTTGGCTGGAATCCAAACCAAAAGGCCAAGTCTGCCAGGGCTGCATTGAGGCTTTCCGCGTTTACTTTCCCTTTTGCATTTTCTCAACAATTTTTGATGCTGCTTGGAAGTCTGCAATATCAAGCTCGTCAATATCTTCAGGCACTAAGCCTGTGACGATTGCAAGCAAACTCACCGCCATTTCGGTTTCGGTTTTACCTGTCATTTTGCGGATATCACGCACTTTAGGACGGCGAATTTTTAACTCGGTGATGGTGTTTCCTTGCCCGTCAAGGAAAGGGAACTCTAATTTAAGAATGGTTTCAGACATAAAAAAACTCCTTTGTGAGTCGATTTGTTTAACTTCACAAAGGAGAATACAACTTTGACCGGTTGAATGATTTTAAATAGATTTAAAGGTTTTCACCCCTTTATTGACCGATATTGGTGCGGTATTTTTGCAACACATCTTGGCCGTTTACACGGTAGATATTTGCAAGCACATCAATAAATAAGATCTCTTTGCCGGCCACGGTCTGTTTGATTGAATAAACATCTACCGTATCACCAAACTCTGAATTCTCTTTATTTTTCTGCGCCGTACCACCAATTTTGCTGGCTGACACATTCATAATGGTCACCATCGGCTCTTCAGCTGCCAACCCGCGTGAGTCAAACACCTGGAGGTTTGAGCGGATCATTAGCTGTGAATTTTTATAAGGGTTCAACAACAACGCGCGAACTTCCGGATAAAAGCTATCCCAGGTAATTTCAGCCTCGATAGCGTTCGTACCAGCCGGAAGTTTAATTTCACCGTGAAGCCCAAGGCCTTTATGGGAAACCTTTTCAAACTCAACGTCAGGGATTTTTACTTCGTTCGCACGTCCCATTTGACTATTGCCGTTAATATACACGTTGCCGTTGACGATTTGATTGATAGAAATACTCATCGGTTTTTACTCCTTAGCGTTGTGAAACCAAATTCACTAAGTATTTACGGGTCATGACGGACTTGTTAGAAATCAATTCCGCTGGAAGTTTAGGGGTGTAGTCATAAACTAACGGCACGTGACCTTTGCTGAATTCATCAACTAAATCAGTGTCATAATCAAGACTTACGCTGTAGCCCACAATACTCGGAAGCGCACGCAAATAGGTATCTACCGTTTCAAGCAAGCTGTCAATTAATGCATCGTCGATTGGACGGTCAATAAATTGCAACTCTGTGCGGCGGATGCTTTCATCAATTAAGTCACCGGTGCGAAGCGCGGTTTCAAAGTTGATGATATGCGTTACGGTCGGATAATTTGATGAGCGGTTACCCCATAATCTGAAACCTGTACCGAAGCTATTGAAAATAGTTGTAATACCCACCGCATTTAACTGGTTGGTCTCTGATTGTTCATCATCAACACGCGCAGTTAGTGGAATTTCCATACCAATCACCCCTTGCAATGGGCGGTTTGATGTAGAGAACCAGTATCCGTTTTCGGTGTCGGTTTTCATTCGCAAGCCAGCCGCATGCACCGCAAGGCTTTCTAACGTATTGCTTGAGCCAATAGCATAAGGGAAGAAGTGGCGCGCGCGCTCAGTGCTTGCAGATGCGTTGATTGTACCCAATGGGCCACGGCCTTTGATTGCATCAGAAAGGCTTGTGCCTTTTGGTAATTGCACATAAGCCACCGCTTTCAACTGTTCTGCGAGCGTTGTTAAAGCCGCCGCACAGCTTGCTGTTTTATCAAACTCAGGGCAGATTAAAATCTTCGCGTCAGCGCCGTATAAGTTAAAGCCGTCGCGTAATAACTCAAATCCTTTGCGTTTACCTGTTGCGGAATCAATACCGCCTTTGATGTCGTCTTCCGTCACTTTTGTTGGGTCGGCGTATTCATAAGTCGCTTTTAAGGTTTCGTGTTTTGCTTTTAACGTAATTTCACCTGTTTGCAAATCTACCGCATAGTCTTGTCCGAGTGTCAAAGGGCGATCTGTGCTTAAGGTTAAATTTAAAAGACCAGGATGCGAGGTTTTAGCGCGCAAGGTGTTATCGTCTTGCTTTAATGCCTCATCGGTAACAGTTGTTTTGTGTTTTGCTGGGTCTAAAACATTGACCACATACACTTTCCCCGCCGAATAGCGAGATAAAACATCAAACACATCAGGAAGGGTGAAGCCCTTGCCTACGATGACGCCAAATTTTGAAAAATCTTTGGTCGTTTGACAGACTGTCAATTCATTCACCGCGCCGACAGGTGCTGTACCAACGATACCAATAATTGCACCGTCGACAGTTTCCACCGCAACAGAGCCACCTGCTACGCGAATTGTTTTCGTCCCGTGATGGAATGCCATAATTTTCTCCTATGGTTGTTTGGGATTATGTTTATCCGCACGGCGATAGCGTGCGGCGGTAAATTTAGGTAAATCGCTTGGTTCGCAAAGCTCTACTTGCCATGTTTCAGTCTGCACCAAAAGCTGATACTGCCAAAGACCGTCTGACTCGCCGCCAAACTCTTCACTCACTAAACTACAAGCTGTGCAGTTAGTTGGTCTAAATCCAACTATTGCCAAGCGTAGCTGGTCTAACATTTCGATTGCCCCGTGGTCGTCATGCTGACTTCGAGCAATTACAGTAAGCGCAACCATAACCACTCGGCGTTGTTGGATAACATCCACGCTGTCGATGCTTTCAAACTTCGACCCGGCATATTGCACCAAAACAGCACCGAATTCGTCTGTGAGATTGTAGTGTTCCAAATCGTCAGGAAATAACTCAATGCTGAACTTGTCCGTTTTATCGGCTATCCGTTGCTGTATGCTTTCTAAAATCGGAAGCGTTGCACTCATATTAATATCCTGTCAAATCGAGCTTCTGTGGCGCGCGTGCGTTGAATTTCAGCGCGGTTGGGTAGTTATCATCGGCCGCACTCCCGATTTCCGTTAGACCGAGATGCAGCTTGCCGGATTGAATCCGTTCCAGGTCTTTCAAGGCTTGTGCGTAGGTTTCGCGAACATTGTCCGGAAATCCTTTACCGTCAGGGCGGCGGGAATACAACCAATGCCGTGCAATTTGTAAACAAATATTGCGCACCAAGGTCGGCACTTGATTTAATGGCAAGACGTAACGCGAGCGCAAATAGCCGTCCACGGTTTCCGTGGCGTATTCGCAAGCCTTATCCAATGTCATCTGATTTGCGGTAGTCGCGCGTGATGTATCATTCGATAGGGCGATTAGCGTACTTTCACTCATTACATCTTCTAAATCTTGTGCCGTGATATACATTACTTATCTTTACCTTTGCTTGATTTTGTGGTTTCGCCCGCTTCTTCGCCTGGCTCTTCCGCAGACGTTTCAGCGGTTGCTTCTTCCGCATCACTTTCAACCTGTTCAGCTGCGGTATCATCGCTTGCGGTCTGCTCAGCTTGCTTGCGTTGCTCGCTGTTAGTTTCAGCCGGCTTAATGTAAATCGCGAGCTTGTCGGCTTCTTCTTCGGTCAGCTCAATAACATCGTTTTGCTCATATCGCTTGCCGTTGTGTAAGATTGCCATCGCCGCGGCGACTAAAAATGCCGTTTTTTGTTTATCTGACATAATTCACCCTTAAAATAAGTTGAAATTAAACCGCACTTAAATCGCGTTTAAATGCGGTTCAAATTGGGGGTTAAATACAACCTTTGATTAAGTAACCCGCAGATTTACCCACGATGTATGGTTTATTGATATCGGTCGTGCGAACGATTTCAACTTTGCCACCCACTTCTGGGTAAGTATCTACATATAAGCCTTTTTTGCGGCGTACGGTATAACCAAATGATGGTTCGTAGATGTTTTGTTTTTGCTCTTTTGATGGCGGCGCAACATAAGCCAACACAATGGCTTTCGACCAAATATCTTTCAACTCACCGCTTTCTTCGTACACGGCTTCACCAACCACAACACGATCTACTTTGATTAATTTTGCAAAGTCTTCCGGCGTTAATACGGCAGTTGCCACGTATTTGATTTTTTCCAACACTTTCGGGTGTTCGCTTAATACTTCCCATACATCACCAGAAATTGCGCACACGTTCGGTTTACGACCGGTCGAACGTTTAATTGCACGAATACCGGTTTTAATCACACCAATAGGGTCTGAATTAGGGTCGGTAAATTGAGACGTGCCGCTTAAGGTCACTTTGTTTGTGGTTTCGTAATTAGCTTCGTTTAAAGCTAAGTCCGCACAAGCTTTTTCACGACCAAGCACGATGACATCTTGTGTCACACCTGTCGCAAATTGGCGTAATGGATAAACATCTTCGGTTTCATTCACTTCGCGAATGTCGATTGGGTATTCGATGTCGTTTTCTTCTAAAACAACGGTCAATGAGCCAATGTCTTCCGGCGTTAAGCGATTTGATGCTGCACGAAGCTCACGTTTTGTGGTTTGTAAACGGAACGCTAAGCGACCGAATGTAGGGATTTTGCCACCTTCTTTTTTAGCTTCTGCGATAGGGAACAACACTTCGGAAATCATGTTGCCGTTGTAATAACCTTGCGCAAGTTCGGTTAATACCGGGTCAACCACGCGTTGTTTTGATAAATCAGTCATGCATTTGCTCCTTATTGAGTGATTGCGTTAAATGCGGTTGTGTAGCCCACATTGTGTTCTTTCATATAAGCGCGGACTTTTTTGTCCATATCAATGGACTCAGCGCTTGTGCCTTCGGCGTATTCCACCGTGCCGTCTTCTGCGGTTGTGGCATTTTCTTTAGTAGCCACCTCGTTAAATTCAACGATAGCGGGCTGTGCTTCTAAAAACGCCTTGATTTTTCCGTGTAGGCTTTCACCTTCACCGAATTCAACCACACCGCCAGCTGCAGTTGTTGAACCGAGATTTAATAAATCAATGGCCTGTTGTTTTGCCACCGGGGCTAATTTGCCCGCTTTTACTAAACCCTCGGCAAAGTCGGCATTGTCAGCTTTGGCTTGGTTAAGTGCTGCTTCAGCTTTTTCGGCTTTCAACTGTTGGTTTTCTGCCTTGAGCTGTTCAATTTCTTCAGGGGTCATTTCAGGTTCTCCTTGTGGTTCTGAAGGTTGTTCTAAAGTGGGTTCGTTAAAACTAGGAATAGGCGAGCCGACTTCCGCTTGATTGATACGTCTATATTCGTTTCGGATAGACTCTTCTTGCACGCTTAACACGAGATAGTCCGGGATGGCTTTATCGGCCTCTTCCTGGCCGTGCGTGCCAATAAACCAATCGCGCAAGCGACGCCAAAGGCTGGCTTCTGCCCAATCAGAAAAATCAACCACGCCTTGCTCGTCTTCAGCAAATTCCGGGTTGCGTAGGCCTTTTACGGCTGGCGGCATCGCGCCTAAAAATCCAACATGGCGCAAATATAAATTGCCAGGGCAAGGGTTGTTTGGGCTGTCAGCTAAATAAAATGATGATGAGACTTTTTTGAATCGCCCTTTATCTACCATTTCGGCAAATTCAGGATCTACCTGGTCGAATTCGGCTTTTAATACATCGCCGTCTAATTCAAGGCGTTTTACCCAACCATACGCGGGTGCATTGTGTTTAGGGTGACCAATCACCGCTGGGGACTCATGAAAGTTTACGTTGTAGGCGTTAACCGCTTGTTGCAAATCTTCCGTGGTAATTTCCACTTCTAAGCCATTTGCATCGGTGCGTTTGCCCGCTTTGAAAATCTCAATTAATTGCATAGGGTATCCTCGTTTGAATACCGCTAGCATAGAGAAAAAATGCGGACTTGAATTTTAAAGTGGTTGAAAGAATAAAAGAGGGATTTTTGACGCGGGATTAAAATGCACTTTATCTTTAAATTTAAAACGCTTTAAATGGCGTTCAAATCGCTTCAAATCGATTTAAATTTTTTTAGTCGATAAATTGCATTAATTTTAAATAAAAGCTCTGTGGCGCGAATTTGTGGCGTTATTTTAATTTTTTGCTTTTACTTTAAATTTTTGTCAATTTGTCGTTGTAAAAGTGCGGTGGATTTCTTCAGAAGTTTTTGCCCGTCACTTTCGTTGATACCTAACCATGGGCGCGCTGGAATTTTAACTTTACGACCACGCCCGGCGTTTCCACCGAATTGATGTAGGCGCGCATATTTCGCGTCACTACCAAACTCAACATGGTCGTTGTCGTAATTATATGCGGTTCGGTCTGATAGGTAACCATCTTGGCGTAAAATCTTTGTGCTTTTACCGCGTTTCATTTTTAACGCTTTCGTGCGGGGCGATAAAGCTTGCCAGCGATTACCTTTTGGATCAATCTCTGCTTTAAAGCGGGCATCATGAATTTTTTTCAATGTTTCGCCCAGCAAACCATACAACTGACGTGGCTTTTCTAATTGATTTGCAATGCTTGTCAATTTCCGAATGGCTTGATTATCGTTAATGGTAATCTTTAACATAATTTTCTCTTGATAAAAATAATGCCTGGGCGTATAGTGAAATTGCGGTGGGGGTTTCCTACTGGAAAGGTTGCTTGGCGAAAGCCCGCATTATCCTGTTCGAATCAGGCGAGCCACCGCAATAATTACAACTCTCCATATAGCACTTCAAAACGTCCTAACGCACTTAAATCTTCTAGCCGACTTGCTGTTCTAACCATGTTTAATTTGTGTGGTAGTTTCTTGCCGCTCAACGCGTCTTTTAGCTTAATTTCATAGTCCATTTTAACTGCCACTTTGCCTTGTTCGGTTTCATAGACGAATAACAGGGTCGGTTGTTTTTGTTGGCTGTCCAATAAAATCGCTTTCGGGTGGCGCAGTTTTTCCGGTAACTGTTCCCAAAATTCTACCGGCAAGCTGATGCCTTTTGCTTGTTTGGTATCGCGTAATGCATGCAGCACATCTTCATCACGCACGGCGATTACCGCACTCTGCGGGGCTTTTTCTAAATAGTCGAGTTTAGTTAATACCGGTTCAGGAATTGCCCCCACATACTTCATATTGCCACGTGCGACTTTTTGCTGGCTGACTGTATCAACCATTTCTTTCATCGCGCCGTTTAATAACACCATGGCTTTTGGGTTCTTCAATACGTCATCAATTAACAGGCTCGCTAAATGCGGCTCCGCGTTTGTCATTTTTTGCAATAACAGCTTGTCCACGTCCACATCGCGGGATTGGGTGAGGCGTTCAAAGTTATACGGCGCAAAACCCACATCATAACCTTTTGGCACACGCACCGTGCGAGGATTACCGGAACGCACGCCCACCAGTTTTTCTTCCCATTCGATTTCAGGTGATTGGCTGACGGTTTTACCCATTTCGGCTAAATCGTCTTCATCATGCGCTGATACAGTGCAGTGGCAACCGTACGCTTTGATTGGGTAGTAATAGCGCCAAAACGGATCTGTGGCCGGTAGAATTGTGCCGTCTAACGCGATATGCTCCTCGCGTGGATATTCATTATCATGGTGGTGATATTCCCAATAAGGCAATACATCGACCAAATCCAAATGCTGTGCCAAGCGCCCACGGTTATATGCGCCATAAACGTTGGTGTCGTAAATAATCCGTGTGCGCCAGTTTCGCCCGCCGTTATATTGCCAGCCGGTATTTGCCACGATTTCATCAAAACGCTTGCGAAATCCCTCTAAGGTTTCACCATTTGCAATGGCATCGTCTACTGCTTCGCGAAATGCGGTCAACACTTCATTACGGTTTGCGCCGGCCACCATAAAAAAGTAGTCGTGTTCTTCACCCAGCACGTCTAAATAGCTATTAGTAGGCAAATTGAGTTTCTTCTCAAAATATTTGACCTGCTCTTCAAAAGTGAATTTACTCATTTTATTTACGCTCATCTTCAACGGATTGACGGCCAGCAAAGTGTGCTGTTGTTGATGCCCACGCCATCACCTTGCCATATTCTGCAAAGCTCAACTCAGGGATCAAACTGTCTAATTGGTTGCGAAAATCTTCCAGGCTTTCTGCTTGTGATAGCTTATCCTGGATGGTTTGCAGCCATTCTTCCACAAAGGGTTCACCTTCTACTTCTAGCTGCTCCCCAATGGTTTCCACGATAGTTTTAGGAATCGCCTCGGCGAAATCGGCCGTATTTTTGGCCGCACTTTTTTCAGGTGCGGAAACTACAATATCGCCTTCTTCAAACCCATAGGTTCGCATGATGTATTGCTCGGTGAACTGGACGCCTAATCCCGCCAATAATCCGTCACGCTCGGCTTGTAATTTATCAATGCTTTCCTGTTCGTAAAGCTCAAATGTCGGCAGCGTGTCCACGTGGAAATTTAACTCACAAATCCAGGCTAATAATTGGTTAAATACGCCTTCAACCATGCTGGCATCATCATCGCGAATATCGCGGGTCACTTCTAAGCCTGCCGTTGCACTTGCACGATTTGCTTCGGCTTCTGTGGTTTGATTTTGCCCCAATAACGCGATGGCAATTTCTGATTTACAGTAGCGCAAGAAATCATCAAACACTTGTGATGAACCGCCTTTACTTCCACTTTCAAGCATATCAATAGAGCTGTCGTCCGGGATAGCCGCCACGGCTGTGCCGAGCATTTTTTCCATGCTATCTAACAACTCATCAATTTCATGGGCGTTAGCGTTTCGTGGGTATTTACCTACCAACCACGGCGAGCCGTATTTTTCAGCAAACTCTAGCCAAAACTTGAACCCGCCTTTCTTAAAAGTGGCCGCCCAAAAACACATCGCCAGGTCGGCGCGACCGTATGGGTTCATGTAGTCGGCTTGTTGGGTGGCGAGTAAAAATTTCTTTTCCGGCACAATGCCGCCATTGCGGTTCTCTTTCGTGCGCAGCATTAAACGGTTTTCTTCATCAAATACAAACCACTCTTGTGGTTTTCCGACTATTTCAGTTGGGAGTAATAATCCGTTCTCACTTGCCCACATTACCTCAAGTACCTGGTAACCGAACAGGGTGGCGTCTAAAATTTGATTGATGATTTGACTTACCGGTAAACGGTCAAAAAGAGAGGCCAGGATTTCATCTGTTTTTTCATTCCCGGTTGGGGTAATGCGCCACTCTAAACCTTTAATAGCGGCTTTACGGCGGCGAACACAACCGCCCACATGGCTATCTGACAAAATTTCGCGATAGACTGAAATGTCGCGCCCCATTTTCTTCAACACAGGATCAGGGTTTGGGAGATAGTGCATAAACGACCAAAAGTCGATAGCCTTCGCGCGGGTAGCGATGACGCCGATTAAATCTTGTTTTTTTGTTGTCATAATTAATATCCTTGGGTCATTTTACGACTTGTTCGTTGTTTACGGCTGTATGCCTTGACCGGTTGCATAACCGCCTCTGTTGCGGCGGTTAAAGCTAAAAAGCATGCCCATGTTCGGTCGGCGTGACCGTTGCTGTCGCTTTCTGCGGTAAAGCGTGGCTGGCCATTGCTTCCTGTTATTTTTTTGAGTTTGTGTAAATCTTCTCGCAAATCGCTATTGCCTTGCGGAATGCGAATTTTGCGGTCTTCAAAGGCTGTTTTACCAATCGTCGCCATTTTGAGTTTGGTGGATACGTTAAAGAGCGTGCCTTGAATACGTTTACCGTGTTCATACTGCGCATCTTCCACCATTTTTTCACCCATTCCGGTTTGGTCGAGATTACCGCCCACAACGTGATATTGTTTCATCACTCGGTTGAGTTCTTCCAACTGCTCGCGCAATGGCACGCGTTTGAGTGTAATTAGCTCACGCGTCCAATAAATATCGCCGACCAACTCCAACACCCAAATGACGGTTAAGTCGCCACGCGCGGCAATATCCATCCCCACAAAACACGAGCCACCTTGATAGAGTTCAGGCTTGCCTGCGTCGGGGTGTTCCACGCCGTCGATAAGGTCGTAAGAAAGCCATGCACTTGCTTCGTCTAACCACTTGAGTTCGAACTCTTGCGCCCACGCGTCTTCATCATTTAAACCGCGACGGAGTTGGTCAATATCACGTGGTAAGCCGTCCGCTACCGCTTGATAAATATCAACGGTATGGCGTGACCATTCAGTGTTGTCTAGGTCAGTCATCAATTCATAAAATTTATTACCCTTGCCATTAGGTGTTGATACCACGCGCAACTTCCAACCGGCAGAAATAACTGGGAACAACGCTTTCCAAATCTCTCGGCTATCCGCATGGAAAGCAAACTCATCTAGGAATACATTCGCTGAGAAACCACGTGCTGTATCTGGGTTGGCTGGAAGTGCGGTAATTTTTGAGCCGCCTGGGAAAACAACTTCGAGTGCGTTGATTGTTGAATTGAACGGCACTTCTAATACTTCACAAACCATGCCTAATGCTTCAAGGTGGCGTTTTACCCCCTCGTTCATCGCTTCTTTTGCCTGACGTTCCCCGCGAGATAAGATCACCCAGCGCGTGCGTTCACCCTTGGCTTCAGCCTCCAAACAATCCATCACAATTTCAAAGGTGGTCGTAAATGTTTTCCCCGTCTGACGAGCAAACATAGCCACCTTGAACCGGCTCTTATCATTTAGCCAGTTTTTTTGATAGTTATAGAGAACGGTTTTATTCGATGCCATAAACTGCTTTTACCATTTGTTGCACATCTTCAAGGCTCACACCTTGTTGTTTGCCTGCTTCTTCCACTGCTTCTGCCGCACGTTTAATCGTTTCTTGGCGAATCGCTTGTTCACGTTTGAAACTCAGGCTTTCCGCCTGTTCTAAGCGTTGCACCGCACTAGCTAAGAGCGCGAGAGATTTCGGATCTGCTGCTTGTCCGCTTTCACTCATACCGATTGAGGTCTCAAAAGCAAGATTCTTCACAATCTCCATCAACAGTTTGCCGATGTCACTGCTTGGCGCTTCGCCGAATTGTTTCGTCCAAATCTCCGCCACCTCACGCGCATTGCGGATTTTGCTTGCCATTTGTTCCATGCGGTTGGCATAGCGGTTTAAGCCTGTTTTACTTAATAGTGCGGACTCCGGCAAGCCACAGTCACGAATTAAATCGTTAATTTCTTCTAAAATTTGTGCTTGTGAGAACTGCTTATCGCGCAACATCATGGCGAGTTGGGTTTTGATATTAGGTGGTAATAAATCCACCTTACTGGCGCGTCCGCGTGTGGTTTTATCCGTCATTTAAACCTCCTTTAAATGCGGTTTAAACTTTGGGTAAAGGTTTTTTCACACCTTCCACAACAGCTTCGCCGTTTGCCACGTCTAAGCCGCGTTGCGTAATTTTCGCAATCATAAAGCCGTTACTAAGGCGTTCGATTTGCACTAAGCCTTGTTCTTCCAGCCAGTTCAAATGATTACGAACTAAATCGCGGCTGATGTTGTGACCATACAACGCCAAGCAATCGTCAAGAATAGATTCATTGGCGTCATACCCAGCGTCCACAAGGGAGCGCAGAATTACTAAACGTTGGTCTTTAATAAAAATATCTCTCATCGTTACCCCTTAACGCGCTCTTCAATGAGCAATGCGACTTGATGGCTTAGCGTGGAAAGGCGTGCATTGGTGGTGTTGGTATCGCCCTTGATTTCGGTCATTAAAATACGCAATGTGGCCAAATCTTCTTTTGTCGGCAAGTGTTCGAGCGTGTCTTCCACTTTGGTTAAGCGTTGTTCCACTTCATCAATATTCTTGCGGATTTCGTCAATCTCACTGCGTTTTGGGTATTTGCTGTCCATAGATAACTTCATGCCAGCCCATACCGACCCCATCACCGTGGCAACTAAGCCCCAGTGTTTTTGGATAAATTCCAGTAAATCCATCATTTTTCCTCGACCCTTTCATTTTTATATTTTTTCTTAATCCACCGCACATGACATTTGGTACAACGCTTACAATCTTCGACAAAGCGACGCTTTTCGGGAATTTTCCCTCCACAGTCAATACACCATTTCACTCGCATTACCGCGCGTTTTTCTTGATAATCGACTATGCGTTGTAATGCTTGTATTAGCTCTTCAGGCGTGGCTTCTTCCAATTTACTTTTCACTTTTAGCCCCGCCAATCGCAACCACGATTGCCCAATGGCGTTGGATAAACTCCAGTGTTTCTAGCATTATTTAACTTCCTTCTTTTGGCATATTTTTTCATAAGTCAAGTTATGATTAAGCACCTGCCGCTTAGTTTCTTCGGTGTCTTTACGGCTTGGATAAATCAGGCCGAATGCTGAACATCCGCTAGTCTTCACGGAAATAACCTTTTGACTGCAGCTGCTCATCAACAGACTTGCTAGACAAAGTGCGGTTAGTTTCAGTAATGTTTTTTGCAGTGTTTGCATTTTCTAACTCCTGTGCGACTGCGGCCGCTTCACGTTTTACGAATTCGATCTCTTCTTGCTGCTTGCGAATTTTGGCCGCTTGCACGCGACCATGGATAAACACACCAGCCAAAACGGCGAAAGCCGCCCCAACAATATAAAGATTAATCATTGTTGCCCCCTTGGCTATTTCTGTTTTGCATCGCATTGGCGAAGCCTTTCGTTGCTGCGCCACCGCCGCAAAAAATAGCAAATGTCGTAAACAACTCGCCCACATAACTACGATCCAACCATACGGTATAGACCAGCACACCGGCCATTAATAGCGCACCAAAAAACTGGATGAACGCAGTCGTTGATAATCGTCCATCATTGTTGGTGATCAGTTCTTTCATTCCCATTTTCTTTTTCCTTTTTGAAATAACATTTTTGCGCTGAAACATACCCCCATAATGTCAGTACGCTCGCGCAGAAAAAATAACCGTAATAGGCCAACATTAAGCCCAGCAGCGTATTGGTTACTATTTCCCAATAAAACTTGGCTCTTGTATATTGGTATAGAGAAGAAGTACCACATAAAAGTGCCAACAACGAAATCGCTGTAAAAAAGTAAAACAACCACTCATAGGCTTGAACAAGGTTCTTTATTGCAAGCTCATTGGCAGATATAAAGCCGCCAAAAATCATGATCTCCCATAACACTGAAAACAGTGTGATGCCACGTACTTCTCGTTCCATCATGGTCTCCAACGTGCATAAAAAACGGTGGCGGCGGTCATGCCTTTATTTACAACTCGGTTGCGTTGCGCGTTATTGCTTGATTTCCAGCCGCGTGAAAATGATTTTTTAGACTTTGCTGAATAGGTTGGTGCGCTCATTTACTACCCCTTATATAAGTGTTCTGTGTTGATAATTTGCTCGGAATCAAGCCACGTCCAAACATCAAAACAAGGACAGTCTTTAATCCACTCATTCGGAGTGATTGTGCCGTCACCATTAACGTCCGGACTCAAATCACGATGTCCACAAATGCGTGCGCTGGGGTGCTCGCTCTCTAATTTTTGCAATAATTTGTGCAAGGCAAGCCATTGTTTTTCGGTATATTCACCATGGTTTTTGCCAGTTGTGGTAATACCACCAACAAGACAAATGCCTAGTGAGTGTTGATTATGGCCTTTCACGTGCGCGCCAATTTCGCCAACCATTCGGCCTGTTTCAACCGTGCCGTCGGTGTCAATTACAAAGTGATAGCCAATATTAGGCAGGTGCGGGTTGAATTTTTTGGCTAAAATTGGGTCGCGTTTAAACCCGCGTTGTGAGTGCCAGTCATTAATACGTTGAGCGGCAGTTTGATTAACTGTTCTGAGTTGCTTGCCGTTACGAGTAGCGGAGCAATGGATCACAATTTTTGTGATAGGTAAGGATAAAGACATAAAAAAACTCCTTTTGTAAGACTAAAAAGGAGTTTAAAACAGGCTCGTTTGTTTTGATTTTAAATTGATTTAAAGACGTTATTTGCGCATAAATTCAAATTCTTTCATTACTTCGCCCATATTAATACTTTCAGGCAGCGGAAGCCCAAATGTGTCTTTATAATTGCCTAGCATTGACACATATTTCAATTCTTCATCGTATAGGCTCATAGCTTTGCCATTGAGAGCATAGAAGCGTTTAACAGGATCTTTTACTTTATCATAATAAAAAACATACAACGATGATGGCGATTGCCCAATGGCAATGTAATTGCACGCTAGATAATAATGCTCTCCAATTTTTCTACTTTCACAAGTCGCAGCTTTATCACTGTCTTTAGGAAGTAGTTTATAAAGATTTAGTTTTACATCTGATATTTCTGATGATGTTGGAGCGTTTGAGTCTTGTTCCTCTGAACAAGAGGATAATAAACAAGCAAGCGCACCTGTTAAAAGCATAGAGAGTATTTTTTTCATTATTTATCCCTTAAATTGGCAAAAGCAATGTACTAATAATACCTTTAATTTAATTTTATTCATATAAAAAACGCCCTTTCGGACGTTTTTTCTCACTTTTAGCGGTTACGCATTGCCAAACATATCAAACTGACGTCTTGCAATTTCTTCTTTTGTGATTTTCTTCACAATCTGATAAATCCACTGCATTGACACATTGTATTTTCGCGCAAGTTCACGGTGATTTGTGCCGTTGAATTCGTTAAAAATTTTACGGTCACGCTCGTTTAGTAATAAAACAAGGTTGCGCGGGATATAAATCACCTCACCGCCCCAGCATTGTGCGATATGGTTTGCCACTTCAATGCTGATTTGCTGGGCGAGTTTTGGCTCAATATCAGCGATTTTTTCTTTAATTTTTACTTCTGTATGTTTTGCTAAATCCGCCAAAATTTCAGGCGCTTTCTCATTAAACGTTTCAATTTGTTCATTGCTTGCATTCAACATAGCCACCCCTACTGGTTGGACGATCACTATCGTTCAAAATTATAGCGATTTTACAATGCGTTGTGCGGATTATTTTTGCAAGTCAAGTCTTTGCTTGAAAATAATTACTTGATTTATAAATAAAAAAACCGCCTTTCGGCGGTTGAAAAAAGTTCATTTTTGCTGTTTATCTTTCCACTCTTTCCATACATCATAGCCTGGCAAGTGTTCCACCGGTTGGCCTAGCTGATAAAAACGCTCAATATATAAAATGGTGTTTTCAATATCATCATTGCCGTGATTGGCGCGCTCTGCCTGTTGGCGTTCCGCGTTGTTTACGGCTGCCGAGCCTGTACCGGAAAAGAGTGGTCGGTTCGTTTCCATCACTTGCATTAAGTAGCGGTGATTGTTAAGCGGGGCGAGATTTCGGCTTTCTCGGCGCTTTTTCTGCACTGAATTGACCGTTTCACTCAAACAGTGGGCTAATAATTGAGAAGGCGGGAATAAATCTAGCACTTCGCGCATTAATTTAACCGCTCTTGAGTTGCTTAGCGCTGATTTATCCGGGCGAAATAGTGCAATGTATGAAACCAAAGGACGGGCTACGCCATATTTTAACTCGGTGAGCAGCCCTAAAATTTCGCGCCCAGCTTCATCTTCTAAAAGTTGGTCTAAATGAATATCGGAGTGGCATACAGGACAGCGGCATAATTTCATACATTCCCCCTTGCTTGCCAACGTTTCAACATTTCCAACACTAATGACGCCATTTGATTATCCAGCGCACCTACGTTCAAAATTTGAATATTCTGACCACGCTTTTGATAAATTGGGTTCACTACACCGCGTACCCACGCATTTAATGCGCGTTCTGAGCCGTCGCGCAACATGCCTTGTTTGCCCATTTCAATCCAAATGGCACGGATTTTATGGGTAATGTTGCTTTTTACCACGGCTTTTTTCGTACGTGGGCTATAGCGGTAGCCATTTTTTACAGTGGTGCGAAAGCCTTTGGCTTCCATTTCCGTTAATACTTTTACTAATTCACTAATCGTCATTTTAGTGCTGCTGGTTTTGCCAGTAATATTTTTCAGCAACATCCGATAACTTAATTCATCCATGCGTAACTGTTGTTTGGCAATGTGGATCAGCTGAATCGCCTTTTCTTTGGTTAATCGCATTCTTTTCTCCTGTAAAACACATTATTCAGCCCATTTCATCTAACTTATTCGAGGGGGTAGGGGAGATTTGAATGGGCTGTAAATGGGTTTTATTCCTCATTAACGGTTTCTACATCTTTCCAAATTGGCTTCATCATCTTGCTACCATCATCATAAAATGACGTTATTTCGATAAATTTTCTCTGTAGAATTAGCTCCCCGTTTTTCCGTTTAAATAATCTATATTCATTAGACTCTTTTATAGATTTCATAGATGGTCTAATTCTAAAGTCATTTGAAATAACTAAATTTTCAACATTAAACTCTCTCATTTTCACCTATCTCCCCAATCTCATTCTCAACCCTGGAAACCCATCCGAACACTTAATCCATCCATTGTTTTCACTCATTTTCTACTCCTTTTCTTTGTAACTTGGATATTCAGATCTCAAAATCCGATAACAATTTGTCTTTAACTCAAAAATGCTTCTCGGTAGAGCGTTAATAGGTAAGGTTTTACAGGCTTTACCGGTGTCGTCCATACCATACGGTACACCGATTGCGCGCCAACATCGTGCGGCGTGTACCGCTGCGTCTTTAACCACATCCGAGTTAATCACAAAGCTATTTGGCCCAATGCGTTGTAATAAAACACCTTGTGCCATAAGCTTTTTAACTCGCCGTCTAAATTGACTTTCGCTTAATCCGGAGCCTGCAATAAGTTGGCTTACACTCAATATTGCAAAGTCTTCTGCTCTTTCCTCTGCGCGCTCATCGCTATACGTGCCAACGCTACCACCGATATAAGTTACCAAGGTGTGTTGTGCGATGCGGTCTAATGTTTCATCCCAGATATACTCAAGGATATGTTCGTCTAGCACTTTCATACTTTCCCCAATCTCATTCTCAACCCTGGCAACAAATTCTGCACATTCCCCACATAAACTGCTGCGTGTTGATTTTGCCCTGTGCGAAGATAGGTTTGTGCTTTAATAAGCTGCATTGCTGCTTGTTGCAATATTTCATCCAACCGCATTTTTTCTTGCTCAGTCATACTTCCTCCACTTCAACCACATCGTCAATTTCTGTAATGGTGTGCGGCAGTTTATTTACATCGCATACATTTAGGTCGCACATATCTAAAACTTGTTCGTTGCTTTCTGCTTCAACAACGGCTTCTACTAAACAGTAAAAACGTGCTATATATTTCGCCATAATTTCCTCCTAGAAAGGTTTTCTAATTACTCGGTCACAAAATGCGCCACGCCATTTGCACCATTCTTTATTTTTTTGGCCGCTCGCATTTAGCTCTGCGATTGCCCATTGTTCCTTGGCATCTTGTAAGTCGCCTTGGCGTTCACTTTCTGCCGCTTTTTCACTGTAATATTTGAAGCGGTTAAACTTGTGGATGTTTTCCATTTTTTGTTTCCTTTTATGGTTGGTTAAAACTTATTATGAACGCCCCTTAAATTAGGGTTTAAAGAGCGTTTAAATAGGCTTTATTCCTGGTCTAATAAGCCCACGATTAGGCTTAGAATTACCCCGATAATCAAATAGGACACCGGGTTCAATGCCCAGGCCGGCATTATTTCGCCTCCTGTTCAAAAGGGGTGATCACAAAATCTTCCACGCCGGTTTTAATTGTTACACCCGCCACCGTTGCGGCTAAGTCAGGCTCATTTAATATGGCCTCTTTGTTGATTTCTTCCTTGGTGCGAACAAAACGAACCAGGCCTAACGTGTGCAAACTTTCAATCACGCTCTCTGTGCCGCGAATAACAACTGACGGTGGGCGTTGACGCCATTGCACTTCACCTGTGTTAAATGAACCAGTTTTTGTTTTGCCATTTTGGGTGAGTTCATCACGTCGGCTTTCACACCATGCTTGCACCGCATCTTGTTTTGGTGCGAGCTTTTCTTTCACTTCGTTCATGAGTGGCGCGTATTCTTCGGTAATGGCCGCTAATTTGTCGTTTTGTTCGATTGCCAAACGCTCTAATTCACGGTTTAAATCGCCGATCTCCTTGATTGCCGTTTCCACTTCATCGCGCGTTTGATAACGCACTGCAAAGGTGTCGGTTTTAATTCGGGTTGCTTTTTTAGCCATGGTTTTCTCCTGTTGTTTTAGTTGTAAAATCTGCTAACACTTCGTTGCCTTTGAGGTAAATCATTTCCCAAGTTGGATGGAAGAATGCTTGACCACCCGAATCTAATTTCACTTTGATTTTGCCGTTACAAAATCCAATGATTTTTCCACTATCTTGACCGCACTTAATGTTCAGTCCTTTTCGTAAGAAAGGGAGAGCATAGGTTTCCATGATGTATTCTCTCTGCCAATTTGTAGTCATTGTTTGCTCCTTAATGTAAATAACTGCGCCAAATTACCTTGATGCCTTCGACCATCATTTGATATTCGGCAAAATGCACGCCATCGTTGCCTTGGATATACGCAAGCGCCTGACCTGTTTTCTCTAATTTCTTCGTTAATGCGTTCGGCTCAATGCGCACGCGCGGTTTGATTTTGTCAAACTCAATGCTTAATACATGCAAGCCCATTTTGTTTAACTCAAACACGCACTTTTGGGTTTGCGATAAGTAACCTAGGGCGATTTTGTTGCATCCACCAAACACTGGATGTGGTTTAGTTTGCTCGCGCAAGGTGTTATTTTTTGTAATGCTTGTCATTAGTTCGCTCCTTTCATTTGTGCTTGGGCGGTTAAAATTAGGTCTAGTGTGATGACAGTGCCTTGTCCTTTCGCTGTCATGCCGGCTAGGCGTAAATATTGCGTTAAAGCGCGTAAGCCGCCCGCCTTGCCGCCGATGTCATAAAGGACAGTCATTAAATCCTTGTCGGCTATATCAAGCCCCCAGGCTTGCGCGATGGCTTTAATATCGCCTTTTGTGCTGGCTTTAACGCCGCAGTTGTTACCAATTCGTGACCATAAACGCGCGTATTCATGCGCCTGGTTTACGCCGCCTTGTATGCGGGTATAAACTTTATCGTTACCAATTAGTGCAAAGCCTACTTCGGCTTCTTCTTGGATAATTCGGATCTCTTCTAACGCGTCATAAGGAAGGTGGTCGCTTTCATCAATGATGACCAAGCCCTGTGTGCCTTTGAGTTTTTTAGTAATTAGGCGTGATAGGCGGTCTTTACGGCGTGGCGCATCGTTAATGCTTAACTCAAGGGCTAACTCATACAAAATACTGCTTAATGTTGCGCGCGCTGGGCTTGCGGTAATCATCCACACGTTTTGGTTAGTCTTGGCATGCTTTTGTTTTACCCACACCGCTCGCGCCGTAAACGGTCACCATGGTTGGCAAAATCTTGGCCATATCTAACGCTGAAAAAACTTTTTTGGCGGTCGGAATTTCGATAAAGTGCGGTGCTTCCACAAACACTTTTTCTTTTTTCTCGCGGGTTGAAAGCCAGTTTTTTAATGCGACTTCTACGTTTTCAACGTTCCCGGTGTAAGTGCCTTTTAAATATGCACTCAACGCCCCGGCAGAAATCCCAGCTTGCGCGGCAATTTCGCGCTGCGTGTGGACTTGGTTGTCTAAAAGTTGTTTGATTTGTTCAATTAAAGTCATGTTTAACGCTCCTTAAATGCGGCTTAAAGCCCTTTTTCTTCTTTCAGCATGGCTAATCCTTTACGCCAGCCTTGTTCAAAATAGTTGGTATCTTCATCGTCATCTAATACCGCTTCGTGTTTGCGCACTGCGTTACCTTCTTGTCGGAATAGCTCGATGATTTTCGGCTCCGGTGCGTCTTCTTCCTCGAATTGAGGCTGATAACGCGCTGCTTCTTGTGCGTTCATCGTAAGCTGTGCTTTTGCCGCCAATTTGTTAGCTTTTACAAATTGTTTACGGGCTTTGTCATGCTCACGGCCTGCCGCTTTATCGCCGAATGCCACCTTAGCGGTACATTCTGCCTCGGCTAAGAACACACCTTCCAAGCTGTACACCCACACTTTGTTGTGTAAATCTGCCGGGTCGAATTTCACGACTACTTTGCGGTGAGCTGTGCCGATAAGATCCGTTGCTTGATAACGGTTGCGGCGTTCGTTGACTTTGCCGCCTACATCCAGTTCAAACGTGCCGTCTTTCTTCAAGGTTGTAGCTTCGCTCATTAGCATTAAGAAACGCATTTGCTCCATGCTTGCCTTGCGGATATGTGCTTTAGCGTAATCACGCTCAAAAACTTGCGAAAAGCTATACACACCTTGGCAAATTTCGGTTTCCCGTTCTTCGCGCTCATTGAATGTGCGGATGCCATCTTCTAACGCTAAAATAAAGGTCTCATAGTCCACGCCATCTTTGCCGCCGTTATAGTTGTCCGGTTGGTTGTTGACGTTTTCCCCTGCAAAGAAACCGGCTAATTTAGGGTGTTTATCAATTAATTCACCTAAACCGCCTACACCGAATGCACGCTCAACAGGTTTTGCTTGCCCGTGGCCTTTGCCGAATTGCACTGAAGTCCAAAACAGCTCAATGCCTAAAAGTGGAATAATCCCTGTCACATCGTCTTCTTTAACCTTGAAGCGGTAGCGGTTTTTTACGCCCCCAGTCATCCATTTGTTTGCCGCGGCTCGGGTGTTATCAATGGTGCATTTTTTCGGAATGCCGTATTTCCAAATCAAATCCATTAAACTCAATCGGATGGCATCACTGTTTTCGCTCAAATCGGTGCGATAGGCTAAGATTTTGCGGGTGCGAATGTCTTGCCAGAACCATGTTTTAGGGCGCACAATGTCACCGTTATGCCAACGCACAAAGACGTTATGTTGATAACCGTCGCCGTTGATCCATTCCATGGCTTCAAGCCCTTCAACAGAACGTTGCATAGATGGATAAAATTGGCTTAGGGCGTATTCGCCATCGCGCAAAAACACTTGATGTGTTTTAGGAATTTCACGTTCAATTTTGCGTTTTACGCCGCTTGCCGATGGAATCGACCATCCGTTTTCACGGGCGGCACGTTTTAAGCGTTCGTAGCAACTACCGAATTGTGGGCGTTCGTTGCGGAAATAGTCTGCTTTGAAGGCTTCCCACGCTTCAGGTGTGAACTCTGCTTCTTTGCCGGCTTTTTTGTTGTTATGTTTATCCAACAACAACAACGGCAACCAATCAGAGCGTTCAAACGACCGCACTTTGTAATACCAACGTTTGAGTGAGCCTTTCGCCACCTCAAATTCAAGCGCAACCATGTCTAACGCCATCATCAATGCCACGTTGTGGCGCACGAGGTCATCTAACTTGTGCAATGGAATAAGTTTTGCTTTCGCATCTTCCTTTTGTTTTTCGGTCGCTTTATCAAAGGGTTTCCAGATCACTTCAGGAAGGTAATTCAATTCTTTGGTAGTTTCTGAAACATCAGAAATTTCCACCGCACGTTGTTTTAATAAAAGCTCTGCTTGGGTTTCTTGTGGGAGAGAGGTGAAGGCGTATTCGTAGCCTACACCACGGATACCTTGCACTTGACGCTTCTCCCAATTTTCCACTCTTGCCCTTTTGTTAATTCCCTGAGGGGAACTAGGCATAGTTTCTAAATCAGTGAGTTGTTGAGCAGAAAACCACATTTCCATATATCCTCCTACTCGTAGCGAGTCGGCCATATTTCTTCTGGTTTCATTCCAACAAAATCAGCAATAATTTTTTCGCCTTTTGGGTATTTGCGATCTAATACATTGCCTAAAGTTCTAGGGTGCAAACCTGCTTCTATAGATAGTTGAGATAGGGTTTTTCCTTTCTCTTTTATCATTGCAACGATGAAGGCTCGGTGCATATCCTTTTTACTCTTTTTCATAATGTGCTATCCTTATTCGCTAGATTAAGTCTTAGGTGTTATTCTTTAGAAACTATGGAAACTATACGCCTAAGTTTTCAGAAACTCAAGTGGTTTCTGAAAAATAATGTGATTATTTTGCAAGTTCTTTTAAAGTTCTTTAATAATCAATTAATTAGATATGTTTAATGTTTAGAAACTAAGGTTTCTGAAAGGTGGCTTTATGGGAAACTCTAAAGAATGGTTTTCAGCAAATGAATTAAAAGACTTGGAAGGATTACCAAATTCCCCTCAAGGGATAAACAAGAGAGCAAGAACTCAAAACTGGAAAAAGAGAGAGAAGGACGGAGTACAGGGCGGTGCGCTTGAATATCATGTGTCATCGCTTCCACCAGCGGTACAAAGGGAGTTGGGCTTTTACCCCACTGAAACGCGAACGCTTGTCCCGGATATTGCTGAAACAGTAGGACGTTATGTGAAAGAGGCGATAAATAAGCCCACCGAGCTTGTTAGTGTGCCTTTTTATAAGACATTTGCCTCAGCGGGCTTTGGTGCGTTTAATGATGACGTGTATGAACCTGATGATTTTGTGGGGCTAAGCGCGCGCTGGTTGCAGCAACGCGGCCTTCAAAAGAATAAGCTGGCATTTATTCTAACCTCTGGTGATAGCATGACCCCAACTATCCACCACGGTGATATGTTATTAATCAACCGTGCCGTAACCACGCCGCGTGATGGGCAGATATATGTTATCCGTTCTGGCGATCAGCTTTGGGTTAAGCGCGTCCAGGGTATTCCTGGCGGCATTCGCTTGATTAGCGATAACAAAGAAATCTACGCCCCGATAGAGCTGAAGTTTGAAGATAATTTAAACTTTGAAGTGTTGGGCCAGGTTGTTTTCATCGGCCACGACTTAATTTAA